ATACGCTGTGGTTTTCAAACCACGCTCTTAATGTGTCAGCGTTTATTAGTCTCATGCTCTTCCCTCACTGCCCAGCTACAGAATCCATAATCATCACCTGAGTAGTAATACCACTGACAATTTTTCTTATGTGCGCAATGCTCACACCGTACCACAGGCACGGCATCGACTGTAGGTGCATTTGCTACTGCGAATATGCTCAACGGTTCTTCCGGCGGTATGTACTTTATCAATTCGTCAGCGTTTATTAGTCTGCTCATGCTTCACCTTCGGCTTCCTCAGCGAAGATCCTTTTACAGATCTCCGCTGAGTATATTGCGAACACCAACGTAAGCATTGGTTCGTCTTTCATAATTGCTGCGATAGGTCCTTCATACATGGCATCTGCGCATGCTCTCATCAGTTCTTCTTTCGTTATGTATTTACCTTCCATGGGTCTCTCTCCTTTTTTGCTATCCAAGCAATCTTTCTTCTGTTCTCTTTAACTTTTCATCCATTGTTGCTGCTAATTCATTCAGCTGAATTCCATGCATCAGCCTGATCTCTGACATGCAGATTTCCACATCAGCCATCTCTTCCAGGATCTGCATCCTGTTGTCTGCACCACGCAGGTTCTTACTCAGTTCTTTTGTCAGTTCTGCCATCTCTTCCATGGCAATGATTGTCTGTTTTTCCTTGCCGAATTTCTCGACTATTCTCTGTTCAATGCTATTAAGCATTACTTCAACCTCTCATAAACTTGTTCTTTACTGATGCCATACCGCTCAGACAGCTCTGAGACCGTCATACCACGGGTGTGATGCCATCGAATGATTCGTCTGAGCCGTGCATCATCGTCATCAGAAACACGCTCAGACGGCTTCTGACGGGCATTCAGCAGCTCGTTGCATTCATAGCAATATACCTTGCCATGACGGTGTATGCGCATCCTGGATAACTCACATCCGCACAGCGCACACACGGTTACGTTTGATTGCTCGTTCTGTTTCATCTTCGTCATGTCCTTCGAACAGCAGTATGTCTGATGCTCTCTCGCCTTTTGCTTTGGTATGCCAATATTTGCCGGTCAACTGAGCCAGCAGGATCACTTTCGTCATCTGCTGGTCAGTCAACTCTGCTTTCAATTCTTCAAATAAAGGAAGTGTCAGCGCAGCTATTCTTCTCAGTTCGTCTTTCACTTCCGTCACCATCGGTCTGTCCTCAGGTCTGTAATTCATGATTCACCTCGACAGGATAGTATTCCTGCGGTCTGATATTTTTTGGCACTCGCCATGAATTCAGAGCAATCCTCGATATCATGTTCTGTGCTGTTGTAAACTGCCATTCACCGACATGCACGAAGCCGTAACGCTCCAACAGCCTTATCTGCTTTGGTGTAGTCATCCCTGCATCCCGTCTCTTTGCGAGTTTATCCAGGATCAGCGATGCCTTCCCTGCGCACTCTGCTTCCGCATAGATGCCGTATTTCTCAAGTGCCTTGATTTGCTTTTCAGATGCCGGTGCCATTTCCCATCCGATGTTAGGAACGTAATTCGACAGGTCCTTATCCTGAATCGACATCTCATACTGAAGGGGATCGACCAATGCTCTCTTTTTCTTGCGCATGGCTTCCAGCTCTTTTGCGAGTTTCTCTTCACGTTCAGCCATGACATCAGATTCTGCCTGTTCCATCGCTTCTTCGATATCCATGACTTCACCGTCTTCAGCGTTTTTGATCATCCGTTCCCGGACATCCGCTTTTGTCGCAATGAGATCCGCAGGTCTGCATAACTCTAACTTCTGTGACAGCCACAGAAAGTCGAGCAGTAACAGATGGTCTTTTCCGGGGAACAGACGAGTACCTCTGCCGACCACTTGACTGTAGAGACTTCTGACCTTGGTCGGTCTGAGACATACCACACAGTCAATAGACGGTTCATCGAATCCTTCTGTGAGAAGCATGCTGTTGCAGATGACATCGTATTTACCCTGCTGGAAGTCCTTGAGGATCTCCGCACGGTCTTCTGACATTCCGTTCACTTCGACAGCACGGAATCCATGTTCGTTCAGCATTCCGCAGAATTTCTGCGATGTAGCGATCAGCGGAAGGAACACAATCGTTTTCCTTCCCTTGCAATATGTTTCCATTTCTATGGCAATCTGTTCCAAATAAGGATCTAAAGCCGTACCAATGGATGACAGACTGTAATCACCTGCCTGTGTTTTTACCTGCGTCATATCCAATTCCAGCGGTATGGTCTGTGCTTTGATTCTGCACAGATACCCGTCTTTGATTGCTCTCGGCAGATTGTATTCGTATGCTATGGACTGATATATCTCTCCGAGAGACTGCCTGTCTCCTCTGTCCGGTGTCGCTGTGACACCCAATACCTTCGCATCGCTGAAGTAATCCAGGATCCTCTTATACCCTTCAGACAGACTGTGGTGCGCTTCATCAACCACAATCGTCTGAAAGTAATCACGGCTGAACCGCTCCAATCGTTTCGGCTGCTGAACAGTCTGTACGCTTCCAAGCACTACGGGATACCACAGGTTCTCAGCATCAAGGCATGAACTGTTTGCCTTTTCCAAGGCACATCCCATCCCTGTGAGTTTCCTCATCTTATCCGCAGCCTGTTCGAGCAGTTCTCCACGATGTGCAAGGATCAGGCATTTGTCGCCGTTTTTGACACAGTCCTCAATGATCTTTGAGAATATGACAGTCTTTCCTGTACCTGTCGCAAGGACAAGCAGTGTTCGCCGATTATCAGAGTTCCATTCGTTGAACACTGCCTGTCTTGCTTCTTCTTGATACGGTCTGAGAGTTATCCGTTCCATGCGCCCCAGTTATTCTCTGAAGCGTCTTCCTTATAGATATAGCGTTTGATGTTGTTGTAGGTCTTTCCGTTGCTTTCCTTATTGAAGATCTCACAGCGGCCCTTCTCGCCGATGATGTTGGTCCAGCTGACTTTCAGCTGTGTATCGCCCTTCTTGTACTGACCGATCGAACCGAAGAGACCCTTCAGTTTCCTAGCCTGTGTTTCGGTCATCCAGAATGTGTCTTTGATCGTGGCATCCTGTCCGCTGTTGGGATCAGTGATCCTGTAAGTCAGCCTTGCACCGGGAGTGCCAGCCTTTACCCATGACAGATTCCCTTCTGCTGTTACTCTTTCCATATTCACGATTGTGAAGTCATACTCGCCCGGTGCGAGAAGAATAAATTCGTCATCAGTTGCGCTTACTGTAAATGTGCCTTCCCAAGTCCATTCAGCCATATTTCTTATCTACCTCCTTGTCAAAACGGAACTCTGTTATTAGTGATTTCAGTCATGATCATCGACCAATTCGGAATGATGAAGCCTTTGATAAATCCCTTTGCGATGTTGTCCCATGTACTCATTGGAGCGTTTTCAGGAACTGGCATGCCCTTCTGCATCTTTGCCTTCAGCACCTTGACGATCTCCGCAGGTCTCACATAATCCGCTCTCATCAGCTGCTGAAGTTCTTTCGGCAGTTTGCTGACCTCCGCTTCATCTTCGGGACTGTATGCCTTAATCAGCGGTTCAGAATCTTCATCGACTTTTGCGTCTGCCGGTACCACAGTGACATTCTGCGGACCGAAGACTTCTTTCACTTTGTCTTCCTGTTTGCGTGATGATCCGTCAAACAGATGTGCGATGTATTTGTAATCGAGATCAAGTTTCTCAGGCAGATTATCCCTGTTCTTGGCATCCCATGACGGATGATGCGTTGTGTACATGACACGCTTGCCGCCTGTTCCCCGGAATTTAGTCGCCTTTTCATCTTTGGCTACGGCAAATGTTTCGTAGTTGCAGAACAGCACCATGTCCGCCCATTCTTTGAGTTTCGGAGCAGTCTTTGCGGTGGTCTTGTTTCCAAGTTTCATTTCCCACCTGTCATATGCTCCCTGCTCATTCGGCTGTTCGAATTTAACGATCTTCGCATGTGCTGTTAACACTACGTTCATACCGTTCTCTGTGACCTCTGTCAGCAGGTCCAGGAATTTGCCGAACTCTTCCTCAAGTTTGATAAAGCCGTTGCCGTACCCGAAATCTGTCAGTGATTCCTTTTTGGATTTGTCGCAGATTTCCTTGATCATTGCGGATTCCAGCCAGTCCACCGAATCGATGACCAGCGTTTTGCACGGCTTGGTCTTAATGACTTCCTGAACCATCTGTTTCACGATGGAGTACGAATCGGGTTTCGGATATCTGCGGACATCCATTCTTGTTGTCGACCCTTCTGTGTCGATGAATAACGGGTCGGGGAAGTGTGATGCCAAGGTTGTTTTTCCGATGCCTTCGACACCGTAGATTACAACCTTATAAGGTTTGTCTTCCCTGCCTTTTGTAATCTCAAACATTTATTCTCCTTTCCAATCCCATGTATTTTCGCTTTCTTTAACTGAGCCATCCTCGATGATGACTGTGCATTCTGCTCCTGTGCTGACCCTTGTACCGATAGCCTGGAGATCCACTGTTTCAAGCCATTCGTTGAATTCAGACAGCGTGTCTTCATCCAACTGCTCAAGTTTGTCCAGCAGTACGAATCCGCAGTCAGGATTGATCTTCCGCACGATGGATGTGGCTACAATCAGCTGTTCTGCACCGCTCATATTGCCCCACGGCTGACCCTTGAACAGCAGCCTTCCGTCTTCGATAGTCAGACCATCTAACGGCATATCAGCACCTTCAAGCAATGCGATCCTGGAATCACGCAGGTCCTTGATCTTCGTGTCATAATCGTTGTATTTCGTACGGCAGTCATCGACCTGCTGTTTCATCTCGGCATAGCGTTCGTTGGCTGAGATCATCGCATTCACTTCCGCAGCACTTTCGATCTGCTCAGAGATCCCTGTGATGTCGATGTCCTTCAGCAGTGCCACCGCTTCGGATTCAACGATGATCCTGTCCGACAGGTCAGCCATCGAATCATTCAGTGCTTCCAACTGCGCAGTCAGTTCCTTCTTGCGTTCGACCATCTGTTCGAACTGTTCGTTGAAACGCTTCAGTTCACTGCGTCTGCTTTCGTTGTATTTATTTGTCTCAATGGCTGTGTGCTGTGCTTCCAGCAGAGCAGATGTATCGACCGGTGTCTCCGGGACATCTTCGTAATGCTCCAACTTTGCCAATGCACCTGTTACCGTCTTGAGATCCCTGCCGATGAACAGCCTTTCCTGTTCAAGGGTCTTCTCTTCCTTGTCCATTTCAGTCAGCGTGTCATCCAATCCGATGATGGACAACAGGGTCTTTGCCTTGGCTTTGTCATCGCCGTTCATGAATTTTGCGATGTCCAATGCAAACGATGAGACGAATGAATCAAGCAGTGTCTGCCCGGCTTTTTTGCCCTGCATGTCTGTCACATACAGGTCATGGTTCTTGCCTTTGCGCTCGGCAACGATACCGTTGTCGAACACCACCTTCTGATACGCATTTGACATGCTTTCTTTGCGGTTTACGTTTTCAGGTTCAAAACGTTTGCCGCCAATCGTGTACATGATGCTGTCAAGTACAGATGTCTTTCCCTGTGCGTTCTTACCGCCGATGACTGTCAGACCCTTCTGTTTGAACTGAATTTCCACGGCTTTGATCCGCTTGAAATTCTCTGTCTGCAGCTCAATGATCTTCGTCATGCTGTTCATCCCCCACAACATCATCGAGATGTTCCAATGCTGTCAGCAGATCCTGTTTGTTCACATACACACCGCCTGCATAAGCGATGATGTGGACCTGCCCTGTGACCTCTTCCGACAGGTAAACGTATGTGTCCCTGCCGTGTGTGGTCTTGGCTTTAATGTGAAATTGTTTGACCATTACTCTCCCTT